AGAAGGTGAATTAATAGAGGAAAATGATGTTATCTTTGGAAAATATATTAAGATTCAAAATGAACAGGGAATTGATGAATATAGTGATGTTAGTAAAGTAGCATTAAAGGACCATTATGGAGCGATTGTTGATAAAGTATTTACAACAGTTACTAATATTTCTGGAGATAGATTAGTAAAAGTTAGAATTGCACAATATAGAAGACCCGAAAATGGAGATAAGTTTGCCAGTAGATATGCTCAAAAAGGAACATTTGCTTTAATTTCAAAACCAGAAGATATGCCATATTCTGAAAATGGTATTATTCCTGATATGTTGCTTAATCCATATGGTTATCCAAAACGTATGACAATAGCACAATTTATGGAAATTGTTTGTGGGCGTTTAGCAACAGAAATGGGTTATTTCGGTTTAGCATCTCCATTTGAACCTATTAATCCGAATTCTATTATGGATGCTTTGGAAAGAATGGGATTAAGTAAAACTTGTGATGAGATATTTTATGATGGTATGGAAGGTAGAATGATGGATTGTGAAATATTCACTGGTCCAATTTACTACCAAAGATTGAAACATATGGTTCATGAAAAGATTAATTCTCGTTCCCCAGGTCATAAACAAGATGGAATCGCAGAACCAGGTGGTAAATACGATTCTATGACTAGACAAGTAGTTGGAGGTAGAGCATTAGAAGGTGGATTGCGTGTTGGTGAAATGGAAAGAGATGCTTTATTATCTCACGGTATTCATTCATTTTTTAAAGAAAGTATGATGGATAGAGGTGATAAATTTCCTATTTATGTTAGTAAGAAAACCGGTCATATTTCAATTGTTAATCCAAAAGGAGCATTTGGTGATAATATATATTTTAATCCAACTAAAGATGGACCATTAGATTATTATTTAACAGAAACAATAGATGATAATCAATTTGCTACAAAAACAGACATTTTAGGTTTAAATACAACTAATGCGACTGATTCTGAATTTGTTAGATTAGAAGTTCCATACGCATTTAAACTATTATTACAAGAAATGGAAGGTATGAGTATCGTTGCCAGACTAAAAGTAGCAGATAATAAAATATTATTAGATGATGATATTCCTATATGGAATTTAGATGAAAATGATTCAGATAGCGATTACTCAGAACAAGAAGAAGAAGGAGGAGATGAACAAGAAGAACAAGAAGGAGGAGAACAAGAAGAACAAGAAGGAGGAGAACAAGAAGGTGGAGAACAAGAAGAACAAGAAGGAGGAGAACAAGAAGATGGAAAAGATGGAAATGGAGAAGAAGGTGGAGACCAAGAAAGAGGATATAATACAGAAGAAGTTATTGAAGTAATGCCACAAAGACAAGATGATGATTTTCCTAAAATGATAGTATCTCCATTAAACCAAAATGGAGGAGAATTACAAGAATCAGAACATTTCTTAGGTATGAAGAAGGTAAATTTTGATAATAATGAAACACAAAAATCAGAACACTTCGGTAATCAACAAATTGTATCATCAAATATATCTATGCAAAATGGAGGAAATCAACCAGAAGTTATGTCCAGTGATAATTTTGAAAAACAAGCAACAATACAACCTGAATCTGACCCAAATATTAAAATCATTCGTATTAATTCAGAGGGTGGAGGTAATCGTGACTATGTTTCTGCTCCAATTCCATCATTTAATGAAAATTATAACACAACTGAAGGTGGTGGAGATGAATATGAAGGTGGTCGAGATGAAGGTGGTAGAGATGATGGAGATATGTTTGATATTGATGGCGGAGGTGGAGATGAGTCATCTTATTTAGAAGTTGAAGATGGAACTGTTAATGGAGGTAAAATGAACGAAATTAGAATTGAATAAATTTTATTAATATTCATTTATTAAATTTTTTATATTAAATTTTTTTATATTAAATTTTTTTATATTAAATTTTATCGTATTTTATATTAGTAATACTATAATATAGATGGAAGAAAAATTTAAAAATATAACCCAAAATAATCACATTATTGGAGATTACTCATATAATCCTAAGAGAATTGGAAAAGGTAATTTTTCAACAATTTATTTAGGAAAGAATATTAAAACAAATAAAGTAGTTGCGATAAAAAAAATAGAAGTTGAAAATATTTTTAAATTAAAGAAGAATGTTAAAAGAGAAATCGAATTACACAAAAAATTAAACCATCCAAATATCGTCAAATTATATGATGTTGTAATTGATTATGATAATCATACAATTTATTTAATAATGGAATATTGTAGCGAAGGTGATTTTACAAAATTTCAACAAAAAAGACCAATAAAAGAAAAATATATTCAAAAATATATGCAACAATTTAGGAGTGGATTAATATATTTATCAGATAATAATATTATTCATAGAGATTTAAAACCACATAATATTCTCGTTGGTGATGATGGAAATATTAAAATATCTGATTTTGGTTTAGCAAAAGAAGCTACTAATCAAAATCCAAACTTGAAACAAACTTATTGCGGCAGTCCTATGTATATGGCGCCAGAAATGATGTGTTATAGAAATTATGACAAAACAAGTGATTTATGGTCCATAGGAATAATATTATATGAAATGATAACTGGAAAACCACCATTTCATGTTAAAAATTTCAATCAATTAAAAAAAGTAATATCGGAAGATATTATTCTACCAGATAAATATAAAAATTTAATATCATCTCCTTTAGGAAATATGTTAGATAATTTATTAGAAAAAGACCCTAAAAAAAGGATGTCATGGGATGAATTCTTTAAACACGAGTGGTTTTTATTAGATTTAGATTTAGAAAGAGAAAATAAATTATTGGAATTTTCTATTACAGGCAGTATGCCAATTTTAAGTGAAATATCTTCTATTTATAAGAATTCAATCAATCGAGATTATGATGAAGATCAAGATAATAATAATCCGAAAGATAATAATAATATAGATGAAAATAATACGAAAGATAATAATAATATAGATGAAAATAGAATAAGGGAAGATATAAAAGAAGCGTCGCAAATAGAAGAATACAATAGTTTTAATTTTGAAGATTTATTTGATTATGATGATGATCCAAAAGACAATAAACTAAAAGATAGTTTTGATAGTGACGATGATTTATTATATCTTTCTGCTTCTTCAGATATTATAAAATGTAATGAGTTAAATAACAGAAGTGATAACATTGATAATAATAATAATAATAATAATAATAATCATAATCATAATCAATTAAAATATCAAGAACTGGAATATAATAAACTAAATAATAGAAAAATAGAAAGTAAAAATATTGATATACCAAATAATAATAAAAACAAAAACAAAAACAAAATTATAAATAAAATTATAAATAATAATAGAGAATATGGAAAAGGTATTACTAATTCATTAGAATTAAAAAGTGAAATTTATAATGCGATGCTCCCAACAAACAATTGTTTAACAAAAAATAGAAATAATACAAATTATAATACAAATTATAATAGGAATCGTTTTAATAAAAAAGAAGATGATTTAAATTATGTTCTAGTATCATCAAGTTATAATTCAAATAAACTAGAATCTTCAATTGAAATACCAAACATTTCACCAAAGAAAAATAGTTTTAAAAACGTATTTTTAAATTCAATAAATATTTTGAAAGAATCATACGATTATTTGAGTAGTCATAATCATTCTATTTAATTTTTATATATTTATTTTTATATATTTATTTTTATATATTTATTTTTATATATTTATTTTTATATATTTATTTTTATATATTTATTTTTCTTTATTATGAATTGTATTGCCGGTAACAACAGTATCTTCATTAAGATCGTCAGATTCGCCAATTATAAGTTGTAAAGCACCTATATAATCCATAGTCCCAGTATGATTCAAATTTGTTGATAAATCAACCCATAAATCTCCTCCACATTCACGCCATAATTTACAAAATGTATAATCCTCACTTAAATAAACTCTGGCGTCTGGGTCAATTTCAACAGCAAAGAAATTATAGAAAAATTCTTCAGTATCTTTATTATGATAACCTGCTACATTATTTTTATATTTTCTTTCTGGAAATTTATGAATCATACTATCAAATACACTTCTTTGAATCATCATAAACCCAGTAGGAACATCTTTCACTTGGACCATACCATTAACTACTTTCGCTATCATTCTATTAGTATCGTCCGTAAAATAAACTGGATTAAATACATAATCTACTGAACGAGCAATAATTTCTTTATGGTCCATTTCTTTATTAGATTGAGCACATTTTATAATTTTTTTCCAATTTAAATGTTTTTTAGGATATACACCTCCAGAAAGTTCTTTATTACCCAGAATAAGTTTAAGAACTGATACCCACGAAAATGTAATATCAGCATCAATAAACATTAAATGTGTATATACGGAATTTCCTAAAAATTTAGCAACAATACCATTTCTGGCTCGCGTAATAAGAGATTCATTCCCAATATTAACAATTTCAAAAGGAATGTTTAGTTTAGTAAAATTAATTGCTAAGTCAATCATACTTTGATAATATCCTGTATGTAGCATACCACCATAACAAGGTGTTCCAAATAAAATACGAACATTATTTTCTTTTAAGAATTTTTCAACAACTTCTTGAAGTGGGACTTCTTGATTCTTTTCTTGATTTTCAGGAATTGAAGGTGTAGTAGAGTCATTATTTTGAGTCTCTAAATTTTTTGTAAAGTCCTCAAATGATGGAATTTTACTATTTGAATCGTCCATTTTATTAAATTATATAAAATACTCAGAATATAAGTTGATTTATCCAATATTTCAATATTTTACTTTACTTAATATTATACTAAATTCTTTAAGTTGAAAAATATTATAATTTTTCACTATTGTTATAAATATAATTTTATTTTCCATAATGAATATAATAAACAAAAATAACAAATATAACAAATATAAGTAAAGTAAAATATTAGAATATTAATAATTGTAAATATAAATATAAATATAGATATAAATATATAAATATAAATAATTAAATGGAAGGTTCAAAGACGCAATTAAATTTACCAAATTATTTAATTAACGATAATGATAAAACGGTATCATTTTTTAAGCATGGATATAAAAATTATCAAAATTTTGTTAGAGAAACCAGAAAACTAAATTTTCAAAATTCATTTGATTATGGGAAAAGAGCAGTTATAGACCTTTTTAAAGATGGCCGATATGGAGATATGATTACAAATATTACATTAGAAATAGAATTAGCAGATTTATCAAGTGCATCTATTTCAGGTAAAGGAGTCGGTTATTGTAATGGAGTCGGACACGCATTAATAAAAAACGCAGACCTAATTATTGGCGGTAATTTAATAGATAGACATTCAAACATTTGGTCTGATATTTCCAGTGAAGTTGGAGTTGATAAAGGAACAAAAGATAAATATAATAATATGATTAAAAAATATTCAGATGATGAATATTCTTGGGAAAACTTCAGAGGAGGAACCGTTTATTCTCCTCTACATTTCTGGTTTTGTAATTATGGAAGGGGACAAAATAATACTTTCACTCTACCATTAGTTGGATTAAACAACGCAACAGTTGAATTAGCATTTACACTTGCCGGAATTAACGATTTAATTAAAGTTCAAGACGATTTCTCTGGAACTTTAACTGCTTCATCTTATAATATAACTAACGCATCTTTATTAGTTGATTATATCATTTTAGAAGAAAATGATAGATTACCACTATTAAACGCCCCAAAAAGTCCATATATTATTAGTCAAATACAAGAATTGACATTTAATATTGAAGCTGGTGAAACTAATAAAGTATTTACAACACACGAATTAAAATATCCTGTCAGTGAATTATTTTGGGTTGTTAGAAGAGATGATGCCTCTACCGAAAATGAATATTTTAAATATGGAGATACTTTACTAACAAATAGCAATAACCCAATTACAAAGTTTAAACTTTCATATGAAGGAAAAGATAGAATACCTGAATTAACTGGCGATTACTTTACTATGGTTGAACCTGTTAAAATGCATTCTAATTACCCGACTTCACGCCATTTAAGTTGCTATTCTTTCGCAGTTGATCCGGAA